TGAGATTGCGGTGCGGATATCCTTGTGCGCGTCCGGGGCTTTGTCGTGCTCGTCCAGGCGCGCCTCCACTTCCGCCATCGTCGGGTGGATAATAGACGAATCAATGACGACCGTCAGATTCTCCGTATTCCCGACAACAACATCGATCTTCACAAGACGTTCTTGGATTGGTGTTGTCTTGTCATACAAAAATGATGCGGCCGTTCCTGCATAGCTATATGCATAAAGCTGTTCTGTACCTGCACCGATTTTTGCCATGACACCGATCTCACGGTGCCAGAATCCTTTTTCAAGTGCAGTATTGCTCACCTCAAACTGCAGAGTAAACTGTCCATTCCCTTTATCCACGAAAGATCGGATTGGGCATGAAAGCCTTTCCTTCTTGATCGCCGTCAGCTTTTCGATGTCTTCACCATCTTCAATTAGCCCATCCCCCAGCACGACACGTGTGAATGATACTGTCTTTCCGCTTTGGCTTTCAACGATCATTCCTTTCCCGAGCCGTGTCACAACGGATTTTGAAAACTGTCCTGTTTTTTCTGCCATGATGACCTCCTTACTGGTAAACATCCGCTCCGATATGCATCATTTCAAACGTTGATACTGCAACGCCTACATCAATCTCCATGTGCGATCCCCCTGGGCTGTAATCGGTCTGCGCTTCAATGTGCAGTATGTCTGCTACGGTGACGGTCGCCCCAACATATAGGTCCAGTGCAGCATCCGTCCGTGCGATATACTTCCATCCTATGTGGGCGGGCACCCATATGCGAAGCGCCTGCTCTAATCCCTGCCACGACCGAACCCCTCCGTCACCCAGCTCGATGTCGAGCCGGTAGTCTGTAGGCACATCTGTCACACGGACCGACTGACCTACAACAAGCATCTCAACAACAGCCTGCAAAAATGGCTGTGTGACTGATTGAGCCGCACGGAGTTTTGCCTTGACTTCGTTTCGGCGCCAGTCAAGCGCGTTGCTACGCACTGTAATCTCGACCAGTGACTCCCAGAGCGGCAAGCCCCATGTCGCTGTATCTACATATACTTGGTCGAGCAAATCCTGCAACAGCAACCGAATCCTATCGTGCTCCTTTGAGTCAGCATAATTCGTGGCACAAAAGTTCGGGTCCATCCCCAGAAAGCGCGGCAGATATTCAAGTATGTTTACTGCGTCCTGACGCATCCAATCATGTGTCAAGGAGTGTCACCTCCCCGACGACAGGCAGCACATCGACGGGGATAACAATGTTTTCCGTACCGCCGTCCAGTGTGAGCTTAATGTAGTCCTCCACTCCTGTATGCGCCGAATCATCCAACAACACACGCCCTACCTGCGCATAGCTTATAGTTACTGTGCTGTTTGTGAGATCCTGGATCTTGCTGCTCGTTTTAAACACACCACTCTTGAAATACCGAGTAAGCGCTCTCCGTATTCCTTCTTTATTTCCTGTGCCTCGTGTGCAAACAAGGGACACGTCAATTTTCTTTATGGTCGGTGCGACAACTGTGACCTCTGCGCCGATCGGCGCGTTCTCTGCGATTACAGCTCTTATTTTTTGCAGGGTCTCTTCACTCGGCTGCTCCGTATTCGCATCGGTGACGACGATTTTGACCGTTCCACGCCCCTTCCAAAGTGGCAGAACCTTTACCGCGCCCACACCGCTCACCGATGTTGCCCACTCAACGTAGTGGAAAACATTCCCGCTCGTTGCGGGCTGTCGCACGGCAAACAGCAGCCGCTTGCGCAGGTCATCGTCAGTCTCCTCATCATAGCCGCCGTGCGCTGCATCCTCGTTTGTCACTACGGAAACACCATAGATCGAAACGGGAATCTTGACGATGCTCTCTTTTTGTACATTGCCGGCCGCACCTACGGCCAGTGCACTTGCTTTTACCTTCGCCGCTCCACGATCAGAAAGCACGGCCTGATCATCTGTGGAAAACTGTACACCGCTTTCCGTCGCAAACAGACTACCTTTGGGAACGACGGCCCCTGCCGTCCCTGTGATCGACAGTATGACTGTCGCTGCGACGGCAGGACGTCTGGAAAGTCCTGCCAGTTCGTCCGCAAGATAATCGAGATACTGCCCCCAGCTTGTCTGTGGAAATGCCGCTTCGATCAAGAGGTTCATTTCCGCATATGACTTTTCAAATTCCTTCGCGTTGGCGGCGAGTGTATCAAAAGAAAATGTCCCCTCTATTGCGCTTGCCTCTGTCTTCTTTTCCTCATCGTAAAATGTCTTCAGACGTTCCAATATGGCAAGTCTCGTTTCTGCTTCAAACACCTCTTACACCTCGATTCGCATGGATGTATCGCCGTAAACCGTGGACAAATTCAGCAGCATTACAATGCTTTTCTTCGTTCGTTCAACACGCAAATTTGTTACATCTGTGATGTACGGATTCACGAGAAGCCCCTCTTTAACGTACTGGAAAAGTTCGCCAGCACGCCTTCCGTCATTCGGCCCCGTGCCGATGAACTGCTCCAATTCAATCCCGTAATCATCGAAATAGGCAAGATAACGGTAACGTTCACATTGGAGCGTATGCCATGCCCACACCTTTACTGCCTCATTCTGCGTAACAATCTTGTGCGAGCCATCTGCCTCATAGAGGAAAGTGTTTCGCTCAAAATCCCACGCAAATTCGTGAAAAATAGGGAGCGTGTCCTCTGCGCTCCTCGATCCGCTTGCCATAAAAGGATTTGCCATATCAATTCCCATCCAATCGCTTCAGCTTCATCCCGACAATGAATTGCTTCGTTGTGCGGTTATCATCACCCGTCACGGGAATCAAGAGCACCTTATCACCCACCGCCCATGTATCTGTCCATGTTTCATCATTATCGATTGGATGATTATGTGATTCGTATGCAGGATCGCCGCTGCCGCCGCCTCGGAAACTTGTCTCACCGACGATATGACGACAATGCCCTTGGAGCCAATATTCATCGATATAGAGGTCTTTCGCTCGCAGAACGAACCCATGATAACGGATTTGAATATTGGGCGGCGGGCTGACAATAACACCGATGCCCGCAGTCGGCTGCAGTGCCGCGGCACCCGCCACATCATAGGTAAGATCGACAAGCGCTTTGTACGGATCCTCTGTTTTTGTCATCCTTTCGCCCTCCTTACTCTGCGCCGTCGTTTCATACGCCCCCGCGATGTGCTGAATACTGGAGCAGCATAATCGGACTGATCAACAATCAAGGTCTCGGGGGTATCCGGGAGGTATTCGAGGGACAATTCCATTGTATGGATCCCCCTCTCGAACGTATGTGTATCGCTCTTGATATGAAATATCCCCTTGAGTTGCTCCTCCTGTACTTCGATGGAGTACCCTGTAATACACTGGATATTCCCGAGCCCCTTCAGACTCGATTCGTCCCGCACGCGTTTTAATTTCGCTTTTGCGGCTGCAATATTATCAACGGTCTCGCCTTTTTTTGGCGGCTGCATTTTGTAGATTTTTTGGATCATACCAAAATGCCGTACGTCATCGTTGATCGTGAATACCTGACACACTTCTCCGTTGTCATCCACTGCCTTGATACGGTTCACCATATCTTCAACGGATTCAGAGTGCTCGGCCGAGCACACATTCACATCAGCTGTCGCCGTATACCCTTCAATGCGCTCACCTTTCTTGATGATATTTACCTTTCCATCCAGGCATATCGGCAGATAGTGCGTGTCATTTCCCCGTGCACGGTCCGCTGCCTCCTGATAACCAAGGAGCATCCGCAGCACCTCGGTCGCGCTCTTATCATCAGCGATGAAGTCCACCGATGCATTTAGTCCTGCAGGGAGTGCGCCGACAGGTATGCCAATCTCACTGCATACCTGCGTAATCCCTGCCGCAACTGTCCCCGCAACAACGGCACGGATATTGCTTTTGGCGAGGTATATCATGTCATCAAAACATGCAAACTCGAACGAATATGAATCCGTTGCACGCTTACGGTAGAAGATGCGCCCCTCGAAAATCTTGACCTCGTCCTTCGTCTCGTCTCGGTAGAACAAATAAATAAAGCCGCCGAGTTTTAAGTCCAGCGGCTCGAATGCCTCGTCTTTAGCTTTCGTGTTGTAGGCAATGGAAAACTCCAATTTCCGTGCCGCTTGCTCGCTATCCCCACTCCATGTGTATTTTTTTACGTAGTTGGTAATGTCGACGTTATCCTTCGGCTCGGTGCCGTCATTTTCCTGACGTCTCTGCATTTCAGCATCGGTCTCCGGAGGATCACTGTATCGCAAAATAAGCATTGCTGCACCTCCCTAAAATCGGTAAAGCGACTTGCCTCCGACATTGACTCCCTTAGCCGTCGTTGTGAGTACCGTACCAAGAGGGATGCCGCCCGACTTTACAAGCGATCGGTAGAAACCGAGTGCTCGCGTTCCTTGCTCTATGGTGGTCGCTGTTTTCTGCATGGTCTTTTGCGCCTTATCAAGCGCATGCATCGTATTTGTCCATACGGTTTTCTTCTCCTTCACTGTTTCCGCTGTGCGTCCCTTCATCCCTGTCGTCTGGTTTGTCTGCTCGGATGTAGGAGTGATATAGCGGTACTCTTTCAGCGACAGGCTGAAATAGACGTCCCCTGTGCTGTCCTGCTCCTTGAAAGTAAAGTCCTCAATCGTGGCAGGAAGGCTAATGTCCGTCCCCGAAATAGAAATCTTCGCCGGCTGTCGGCTCTCAGCCATTTTCTTGATGGTATTGACGTAGGTGTAGGGTGCTTCTGCCGGCTGCGCAAAGGAATAATCCTGTGCAGGGAAGAACGAGGAAAAATTTATTGTTGCAAGCCCGCGTCTCCCCATCATATTGATGTCACCAAGGCCATAAATATTGATCGTCTCATTGTTGTATGGATTCGTGACCTCAAAATCTGCAGGGCTTACAGGGAACTCAACGCTCCCGTTTGCCCCTGAAAGCGTGAACACGCATCCGTTCTCTGCACCGTTCAGTGCCCCCATGATGCTGGACAACATACTCGATGCCTTGCCAATGGATGAAAAAAAGTCACTCATTAGATTGCCCCCACTATGCGATTCATTGCGTGTTTCTCCATCTCATAATGGATTTCACGCACAACGTTACGCGCAAGCTCCTTGATGTCACTCCCATTTTGGATCGTCACCCCGCTGAACTGAACCGTAAAATTATTACCTCCACCGCCCGAGGAACGCCCCATGTTGTACGCCTGCCGCATCGATTGATCATGTGGCATGACGCGCGTACCACTTGGCAGGTCAATAATTTCGGCACCACGGTCATGTACCATCGCAGGACCGCCGCGCCAGTTATCTGTGCCCGTGTAAAGGTGCGGAATATTAAGAGGACCGAATGACTCCCCTCCATATCCCGGCACCCACTCGGGAATCGTGACAGAAACACCGTTGATTCCGTCGATAACGGAATTAATAGCCGCTTTCGTGCCTTTTACAAAGGCTTCAACAATCCCGCTGAGCCCTCCGAAAATACTGCCAAAGATCTCCGACACTCCCTGCCACGCAAGCGCCCAGTTACCCGTAAATACACCCGTGATGAAATCAATAAGCCCGCTGAGCACACCGATCGACGCCGAGATAACTGCACCGATCGACTGAAAGGCAAAGGTAAAGATGCCCGTTACTGCGCCTGAGACCAGAAGGATTGCGCTGTATAGGATTCCCCCTAGATTCCATGCGAAAATATCAGAGATCCTATTAAGCACGCCAAAAATTCCTTCTCCATTCTGGAATGCTGACGTAAGCCGCTGCCAGACACCTTGCAGGCGTGTAAGCGCCGGCTGGATCATCGCCACAGCAGAATAAAACGTCGCCTTGATCCGATTCCAAAGACCTGCAAAGAATGGTCCGATGCGATCCCAGTTTTTATAGATGAGCACAGCGGCCGCCGTGATCACAAGAACGGCAATCCCGATTGGACCAGACAAAGCAAGCAGACCAGCGCGCAGGAACCGAAACGCCATCATAACGCCTCGTACAGCAACTTCGAGCCCCTTGTTGCGACTTGTTGCTCCGCCATATCTGCCCATACATTGTAATAAGTGCACCGGCCCCCATCACAACTTTCGAAGCAACGAATATGAATGCCGTAAATCCAACAACGCCCGCTGCGACCTGGACAACCAGATTCTTGGCCTCCGGCGATAGTCCCGCAAACGTGTTGGCAAGAAATTTCAGCTCGTTCGCTGCCGCACGGATGCTCGGCGCAAGTGCTGCTCCGAAACTAATGCCCATAGCCTCAACGGAACCAATAAGCGAATCCATCGATCCTTTGAGCGTGTCCTGCATCGTGAGAAACGCTGCATGCGAACTCCCTGCGCTGTTTTCGATAGCATCTGCCATCTGCCGGTAGGCCTCGGGAGCAGTACCGATTAATGCAAGCAAACCGCTGTATGCGTCACCGCCTGCAATTGCCTTGGCCGCTGAGACTTGCTGTATGTCAGATAGACCTGCCATGCGCTCGCGAAGGAGATCAACGACACCGGCAAGCCCGATAAAGCTGCCGTCGCCCTTTTGCAGATCCGCCGAACTGATTCCGAGTGATGCAAGCGCTTTGGCAGTCTCTTTGGGCGGCCGTGCGAGACGAGAGAATGTGGCACGCAGCGAAGTGCCGATCGCGCTCGCCTCGATACCCTTATTGCTCATGATGCCCATGGCCGTGCCGAGTTCTTCGATGCTGATGCCAAGCGCTGCGGCAGGTGCTCCCGCATACTGCATCGCGAGCCCGAAGTCCTGCATGCCAAGTTTCGACGCATTCGCTGCTGCCTGTATGACGTCAGCGACATGAGATGTATTCGCGGCAATATCGCCCGTCGTCAAATTCCAGATTGACAGCGCAGACGTAACAACGTCCGATGTTGCGCCTAAATCCTCGCCTGATGCTACAGCAGCCTCGATGATACCTGGCATTGCACCGATGGCTTGCGTCGCGTTGAATCCGCCGGCCGCAAGCCTGTCCATGCCCTCGGCGGCCTCGCGTGCAGTAATCGGAAACTGCGCGCCAAACTTGCCCGCCGCATCGCGCATAGCATTCAGTTCTTCTGCCGTCGCGCCCGCCTTTACAGCTGCAGCAGTGATCTGCGCATCAAAGTCCATGAACGTCTTTGCACCGACAGTACCGATCGCTGTAATCCCTGCAGCGATCGGCATCATCGTGTTTGCCACGCTGCCCAATGATCTGCCAACGCCTTGAACAGTGTTGCCGAGACGAATATTCCCGCGCGCCGTTTGCTCCATTTCACGCCGAATATGCGTGAGTCTGTCGCTCACTTGGTCGGTCAACCGCATCACAACGTCAATAATTTCTGCCATGCTCCCCCTCCTTTCTCTAAGACTCGAGTTTTTCTTTCAGTTGTTTTTCTTCCTCGATCTCCCGCTGCATAAACGCCTGCAGGATGATTTGTTCACCGCGGCCCATCGCATACCACTCCGACGGCCGCAAATGATGCCGCGCATAAAGCCAGTACATCATTCGCGTCTCTCCGTCGGAATTAATCAGTTTTTTACCGTTTCAACAGCCTTCTTCGTCTGCTTCTGCCCAAAGCCGCAGAGCTCGGAAATCGCATTCGCAATATCCTGCACCTCTCCGGCGTTAAAGAGCACAGAAAAGAGCTCTTTCCGTGACGCGACGTTGTAATGCTTCAAAACATCCGCCCCGTCGAAGTCTTTGTTTGTGATCCCGTCGCAGAGCATTCGCATCTGGAGCTCGTAGTTATCTACACCCTTCAGCTGCCCCGTGCTTGTATCAATCTGCATCGCGCTGTCCTGGATCTCGCGCACACGGCGAGAAGGGATCTGCTGCAGATGCAGGATGAATGGCTCGCCCAAAATCTCAGAGAGCCGCTCTACCTCAAAATCCTTCGTCGCCTTTCGTGCGATTTTTCCTGCGTCTGCCGCAAGGAGTGCCTCTGTCAAACTCATCATAATCCTCCTTATTCCGATGCGCTGTCCAAAATGTCGAAATCGGTAAACGTGAAATCGTAGTCATCCTCGGTCAGCTTCTTTGCCGCCCAGTCCATAAGCGTCAGCTTGTCAAACGTTGCATCGCGGATAACAACACGCTCGTCTCCGATCGCATCCGGATCAGAAAGCTTAGCGATGATCGTGCACACAGTCTGCTTGCCATTCTTGATATTGTCCGCCATCTTGTCGATGAAGTACGAGCTCATGTGATTCATCTTCACATTTCCGGAGCCCTCCCATCCCGTTGTCTTGTACTGCTTGCCGCGGCGCTTGACCTGATTTACCTCCTCTTTTACGAGTTTCACCTCTGCCTTGAACGCAACAACCTGCGCCATGTACTGCGAGTCAATCCAGACTTCGCCCTCCGTGCCGCTCATGACCTGCTGCGAGTTGAACGATTCAGCCATTGTCTATCCTCCTTTAGATGTTGATCGGCAGCTTGATGTCTTCCATCGCGTCGAGAATCTTGATGCTCGCCGTCAAAAAAACAATCTTCTTCGTATCGAGCTTCTTGAGCTCCAATTCACTCATGTCCGCAAGCTGCTCCTTCGTGTAGAGCCCATGTTTCAGCTGGTATGTCTTGACTGCCTCCGTATCAATGTCGATCTTCGTATAGTCACGCTGCAGGAGTCGCCCGTTCTCGAGCTCGCGCATATAACCATAGATGGCCGTGATAAGAAGCTGCTTGTTGTCGTAGTCGTTCGTATATTTGCCAATGTACGAATCCTGTGCCGTCTTCTTGATGTCATCGTAGATCATATCCATGATGTCCACGCTCTTGATGGTCTGATAGGCTTCGAGTTTCCCTTGTGTCGTCGTGACGAGCGAATTCATTGCGCGGCTCATCTTGAATTTCTCCCCGTCAAACCAAACGAAGAACTCACCGCGGTTTACCTTCTCGTCATTCTCGTCGACGCTGTGCTTGTCGCAGTCAATGACCTCCGAGAGCGGCGCATACGTTGCAGAGATTGTCATGGGTGTACCCGCAATCAGCCCTGCGATGCGGGGTGTGTACTGCGCCCCTGTGTACGTCTTCGCCGCCGTCGTGATGGTCGTGTTCGCGAAGTTGATGATGCCCTCGTAGTCCCCAGCATATCCCGGCAGAACAACCTTCGAGCGTTTGAACTTATTCTCGCGGTTCGTCTTGAGCCACGTCGCAACAGATTCCAACTGCTCCGTCACAATCGTCGGAATGGCGAGATAGTCCCATCGCTCCGTCGAAAGCGTTTTCAGCGATTCTGCGAATTTATCCGCGTTCTTCGCGTTTGCGTTGTTCACTGCCTGCAGATAAATCTTTACGCGATACGGCGACTTCTTGTACCCCATCAGACATTTCGTGATGTAATCCTTGTTGACGTCCGTGAAAATGCTCGGAATATCGTCGGTCGTATAGATGACAAGCGGCAGCTTCTCCGCCGCCACTTCCTTCCCGCCGTTTCGATACCCTTTTGTGACCTTGTCAATGGTATCCTGCGACTCCTCGAGGAGCAGCGCGACAATGCCGCGCTGACTCCGCTCGATTGCCTCAATGCCCGCTTCAATAAACGAAATATTGACAGAAGGCATTCCGAGTTTTGCCATAATCCTTCACTCCTTTGCGTTCATACTGTTTTCTCGTCAATTTGTCCGTCCCATTCTTCGGCGCCTGCGTCTTTGCCGCGGTGACGGACATGGAAACGGATTTCCTCCATCGGTTCTGCTACATCCTTCATCTTTTTCACCTGCTCCAAGTAGGGAATTGTGACTATGATCTGCAAAACGTCCTGCTCCTCTCCAACGCGATCATCCTCCACCGATTCGATGTGGAGATATCGCCCCGCAGAAGGAAGGCCGATCTGAAAGAGGAGCTGCACACGATCAATGACGTCCATATAGGCAACTTCGTTCTTGTCCGAATCCTGTGCGTAGTACGTAATGGCGAGCCTCAGCTCTTTTTCCATCCAGTTCCCTGTTTTGGGCGTCATTTTGCTCGTTGCGGCAATAAAAAAGCAGGGCTTTTTGAACTTCTCCCGCACCTCATCCGAATACACGCGGTATCCGAACTCCTGTGACAGCCGCCCAATGACCTGCCTCAATACATCAACCTGTTTTACTACGTCAGCCAAGATGCTCACGCACCTTTGTATAAAATGTCTCCGTCATCTTCTGTTTTGCCCCACTCCAGTTGTCATCGACTGCCTTCTCCAGGAAGTGGAGATTACGATTATCATGCGGGCTGTTTGGTACAGGGCGCCCTTGCGGGCTCACCCGCTGAAATCCGCGGTTGACCAAATGGAAGTGCGGGGCCGTAGAGCGAATTTCTGCCCGCAGTTCACCCGCGCGATGCCCCTGTATCTTGCACCGCCAGCTGTTTTTCAGCTTATGTGGATGCGCAGCCTTACCAACCGGAGAAGCTTTCTTGATTGCCTGGAGCATATGCTTTGCGCCTTTTTCAAGGGCCTCCTCTGCATCGCCCGGGTATTCCCGTGCCATTCGGTCAATCTGGCGTACGAAGTCATCCATCGTCATGAGTCTCACCGCTTTCCTTTTTGTTGCACATGAGCTCCAGCTTTACATGTGCCTCATACGGATCAACGACTGACATAATCCGATACACTTGCTCGCGGTACTGCACAAGCATGCTCTCGTTGATATTCGGCCGGTAGCGAATCGTGACCTTGGTCAAAAGCTCCACCTTATCCTTGTACTGCTCGTAATACGTCCGG